GAACAAGCGTTGTCGATCCTGCAACACTCTCTAAAGGTGCGTGACCGCTTTGGAAGAAGTAAACATCGTTGTTAAAAGAGACAATCTTCCAGTTGTTGTCGCTAATGGTATAACCAGCAGGTAGTGTTACTTCTGTTAAAGTAGTAGTGCCTGTAAATATCTTGTTGTTACCCGCTGAGAACACAGTGGTTACGTTAGTTACACTGACAAACTCAAATACGTTCTCAATACCTCTACTTGTGCCTAAGACATCTCCACCGTTAGTCGTAACAAGTGTATAGCCCTGACGAGCACCTACGCGCCCTAGCTGATCAATAACACAGTTGTCAGCAACAGAAGCGTAAGCAGGATCTAGGCCAATAGGCGAGTCTTGAGTGTTTATACCCAAAAAGCCCGGGGCTGCAATTGTGATGTTCTGTAGTTGTGATCCCATTATACAGTAGTCCAAATAGTCTCTTCAGGGTGTTTAGCCGCGTCAAGTGCAACAGCATCTGACAGTGTTCTACCAGACAATGAAAACAACTCAGCAGCAGAAGTACCACCTGTCTCTCCTCGCTCTCTAGCGCCTAGTGCGGTGGCTAGTTGTACAACAGGAGAAGAAGGTATAAACATCTTGTCAGTGTCTTCTGCTAAGTCTGCTGTTCTCAACACCACGTTAAAGTACAGGCTGTAGACGCCATTAGGAGCAGGGTAGACATCAACAGCGCTGTCGCCGTTAGTGTCTATACCATTCCAGCTATAGAACTGAGGAGCGCCTAGAGGCGGAGTCTCAATCAAGTAAGCGGCTGTCATCCAGTGTGCTGCACGATAATCCATGAACCAGTCAGAAGTGTCGTTAACAACGTCAAGGACTTTAATACGATCTTGTGAGCCAGTAAGGTTGTAGTTAAAAACACCAGCAGTAGTCGTAACAGTCAACGTGCTTCTCAAAGCTGACCAGTCCCAGGTGTCTTCCACAGTTCGCTTAGCATCGTTAATAAACTCTCCAACAAGCTTAGAATAGCTGGTCTGTCCCACAGTGCTTACTTCTTCTTCTCTGAGTCTCCGTAGAACACTGTTTACTAATTGTAGGTATGTCATTATTATCGCCTTCTAAAATTATTAGAGTTTGTTAGCATTCCTTGCTGAGCAGGAGCCTGCAAGTTTCTTTGTTGTAACTGTACATAAGGAGAAACTACCTGGTTACTGCCAATAGCTATGTTGGACTTAAACAAGTCTGCAAACACTCTATCAGTAGTTCTAGTAGGTGACATCATACCTGATCCAGCAAGTGCGCCTACGCCGCTGTCTTCTCCTTCTCCTTCTCCTTCTCCTGAACCTGAACCTACACCGCTGCCTGAGCCTGAACCTTCACCAGAGCCTACACCGCTGCCAGTGCCTGTACCTTCACCAGTGCCTGTGCCTTCACCAGTGCCTACGCCTTCACCAGTGCCTACGCCTTCACCAGTGCCTGTGCCTTCACCAGTGCCTGCGCCTTCACCAGTTCCTAGGTCTGTTCCTGAACCAATTCCAGTTCCTATTCCGCCATCGTTACCAGAACCAGAACCAAAACCGTCAGTGGGTATAGTAGTGTCGCCGCCTTCAGCACTTCGTTCATAAGCGTCTAGCTCTGCGTCAGTAACTACACCATCGTTGTTAGCGTCGAGCGTTCCAAAAGTAGCCCCGTTCCAGGTATCTCCAAACTGTTCTTCAAAAGCTGCTGGATCATATTCAAAGCGGAAATCTTCAGGATCGGGAACAGCAGGATCAGAAGGAGCAGGAGAAACGCCTTCATCAGGTCCTACACCTTCCCCGCCACCTCCTCCACCGCCAGCACCGCCCCCATCTCCTGCACCACCGCCTTCTTCTAACGATGGCGGAGGAATAACAACTTCAATAGGCGGAGCTGGGTCTTGAATAACAGGCTCAGGCTCAGGCGTAGGTTCGGGTGTAGTTGGCGGCATCTCAGGCTGTACACCTGTTATAGGAACATCTACACCGTCTTCAGTTTCTATAGCGGCTGCTGCTTCTTCGTCTAACCTACGTTGTTCTGCTTCCTCCGCTAGTCTAGCTTCCTCTGCGGCTGCAGCTTCTTCTGCAACTCTAGCTTCCTCTGCGGCTGCAGCTTCTTCTGCAACTCTAGTTTCTTCAGCAACTCTAGCTTCTTCAGCAACTCTAGCTTCTTCAGCAACTCTAGCTTCCTCTGCGGCTGCAGCTTCTTCAGCAGCTACTGCAGCTTCCTCAGCAAGTCTAACTTCCTCAAGTCGAGCTTCTTCAGCTCTTTGTTCAGCTTCTCTAGCAGCTCTAGCGTCTGCCTCAGCCTGTAGATCAAGCTCTGCTTGTCTTTCTTCTTCAGCGTTAGCAAGAGCTTCTTCTTCAGCTATACGTGCAATTTCTTCAGCAACTCTAGCAGCTTCTTCTGCAGCTTCTCTAGCAACTCTAGCCTCTTCAGCAACTCTGGTTTCTTCAGCAACTCTAGTTTCTTCAGCGACTCTAGCCTCTTCAGCAACTCTAGCTTCTTCAGCGACTCTAGCCTCTTCAGCAACTCTAGCTTCTTCAGCAACTCTAGCTTCCTCTGCGGCTGCAGCTTCTTCTGCAACTCTAGCTTCTTCTAAGGCTACTGCTTCCTCTGCTGCTGCCGCTTCCTCAGCAACTCTAGTTTCTTCAGCGACTCTAGCCTCTTCAGCAACTCTAACTTCTTCAGCAATTCTGTCACCCTGTACTGCGTCAAAAACGTCTGTTAATACATCAAGGGTTGAGACAGTAGAGTCTTCCGATAAAGAGTCTGTTGTGTCCTCAAGAAGGTTATAAATAACACCATCTTCTTGACCTGAAGCTATGTCTTCTAAAGCAGAAACAGCGTCTAATACATCCTGACTTACAGAAGTGCTTAAATCAGCGTTCTCTGCAAATTTAGCAAGATCAATGCCCATAAAAGTAGTTGTAACACCACTTGCTGCAATTGAAGAATTATAGGCTGTATCGTATATAGCAGTGTAATTTGGAGGTATAAACGTACCGGCAGGCATCCCAGAAGCGTAGGCGTTATACTCCGCAATAGCAGAATCAACAGCTGCGTTTCCAGCTACGTTTGCGTTAGCGCCTGCTTCTGCTGCATCAAAACCTCCAGCCTCAGCTACCTGTCCCAGACCTGCCATAGCTAAAGTAGCCCAGTCTTCTGCGTGTAAAGTCTCTCCGTTAGCTGCTCTCAAACCTGTTAAAACAGCAATGCCAGGTAGCCCAAACATTGAAGCAGCCATCTTAATAGGAGCGCTGTTTAGGAACTTAGTTACACCGCTTGCATCAAAATCAGAGGTAGGCGACTGGCTTCCTATTTTATAGTTAAAAGTGTTGTATTGATTTTGGCCTGATGCTTGGTCGGGGAACAAAACAACTTCACTGTAAAAATTAGGGTTGTCTGCAGAGTTAGAAGGAGCTGCGTACAGTTTACCTTTGTCTATTATATAAACATCTGTATTATATTTATCGCCTGCCATTAAAGTTTGAGCAGCAGCGTTTAAGTATTCATCTTTATCTAAAGCGCCTGACTCATACAAGGAGCTTAAAAACTTTATTTGTGATGTTTCGTATAGCTTGCCGTATTCTGCTGCAAAAGTTTCTGGATCTTCTGACGCTAGAGTGCTTAGGTTAGTTGTTTGCCAGTCTGTAATTTCATTGTCTAACTTAGAAGTTAACTCAAACATCTGATCGTCAGTTAGAACTTTATTACCAATGTCTGCAGAAGTAATACCGTATTTTTTAAGAAGATTAGTTTGCGTAGAAAGTGCTTTTTCTTCATCAGTGAACGTGCTGTAAATTGCAGAGTTAGCTTCTCTTTGAGGCGCGTTAGCTAAACGTTTTAAAGCAGCCTCAACAGAACCTATTTCGCTTTCTTTATCAGGATCAGGAGCGTCTAAACCGTATACACCGTATCGACTAGAGAAATAATCATCATCCTTGTTGATAGCTGCTCTTTTCCAGTTAACAGGATTAGCTACAGTGCTTGGAGCTTCTAAAGGAAGAACTGTTACAGGAGGTAGCACAGCTGTCCCAGCAGCTAGTCTACGTAATGCTTCTTCTTCAGCAAGTTGCCTTGTTTCTCGTCTTCCTCTGCCTCGAGCCATGCTTACTTCCTCATCTTCATTATTTTATCAACTCCACGTATACCGAAGCTAGATGATATAGCTATAAACAATAAGTACTGATACCACTCAGGTAGTTTCTCTAATGCTTCAAAAGCTGTGG